AAGTCCTTCCAGTACTGAGGCATTGGCTTTCAACGCCTCACTTAATTCCATCTTTTCCATAATATTTTTTATTTACCAGTTTCCAAATTGTTTTTCTTATAATCCTGCCATGAGTCGGCGAGCTGCCCCACCGAAGCGGAAGTGTAGAGGTCAAGTATATGAATCTCGTCATCGGCAAGCTCCACAAGCTCGTTCCGATAGATCTTCTCCGCAAGCACGTGCGCCGGAAGACCGGGCACGTTCCTGTAAATGCCGTCAGCAATATCCTTACGGATATCCGCTATCACCATATCCTGTCTGTCTATCCCCGTGAACAGGGGAAATTTTGTAAAATCAACTTTCATAATATTCTTAATTAAATACTGTTATCCGCAATAAAACATAACCCAATAATTGCCCATACATTTAACGAATCCGGACGCATAATCCAGATCAATGGAGGACATCTCTTTTCCTCCGGGGGCAGGCAGGATGCGCCCGCCTGTCAGTCTTACCCCGCCGCTCATACGTTTGAAGTATATGGTATGTCCCGGAACATCCGGAGGAAGTGTCACTTCTATATTACCCGTATTAATAAACATCACATTGTCATCATTGTTATTCAGGGAAGTGCTGACGGATATGTTCCTCCAGTTCCCCACTATGCCATGAAGAGACACATAACTGTCATTGTTCGGATGAAGGAAAATGTTACCCCCCTCCACGAACAGAGGAATGCTCAGGGTCTTGATGTGCATCCCGATCATGGCATTCGGACTCTGTATGTCAATTCCGGCATCATACGATATCCCTTCGATTGTGACAAATTTCGTGTTCCCTCCGATTTTTACACGTGCAAATGTCCTTTCGTTATAAAACTCTATCTGTCCGGCGGATAGGTTGAAACCGACATGGGAATCCGTCCCCTCATAAAGAGTTTTTGAGGACAACATACCGGAATCTATGGAAAACGGACCGATACGTCCGCTATCCGCCGTGATTTTTCCGCTGATATCCACATTGACCGCCCTGATACCGTCCGCATCAATCATGGACGCCTTGATCTTCTCGGTCAGCAACAGCTTGGTGGCGATAAAAGTCCAGCTCTGTGCTACCTCCCAGTATTTTATTTTTCCCGAAGCCACATTCTGTTTGGGGGTTTCCGTCGATACCGACGTATGCGAACGGATGCACAGGTACAGCAGGTTGTCATAAAGTACAATGTCGTAAAACTGCTGCCCTTGCTTGCCCTCCAGGTAAGACACAGACGCCTCCCATACACGCATACGCATGCGCGCCCCCTTATCTCCCTTGTCACCTTTTGGAGCAAAACTGACCTGTCCGGTTCTAGTCACCAACGGCATATCACCTCCTTATTCCTTGGTTGTGATGGTCCATGCCACGTTGCCTCCTGCCTGCTGGCACATGTCCCAAGTACACGTGCCGGAAGTGGCTGCTGTACCGGAAGTAGACGGGTTAAGGACTACTCCTGCACTGTCCATGAACACGAAATAGAAAGTCATGTCCTTGTACTTGGTGGTACTTCCACGCTTGACCAGAATGGGCTTATAGACCACCGTGTCACCACTTTCCCGGATGGTCTCGTCCTCGGGCGTGGGATTCAGGATCAAATCAAACGGATCGGACGCATCCATTACGGACTGCGTGTCCTGACCGATGAGCTTGCCGCCCTGGTACACCTCCGCCTTGAACACACCTGTCGTGTCAACCATATCGTTGGTGACGGTCAATGTCTGTGTGGTCTTTCCGCTCAGCACGCTCCACGCACCGTTGACCTGGTTGTACCACTTGTACGCCAGTCCGGTAGTGATCTCGTCACTGCCCATGCGCGCTACGGCTTTCAGAATGCAGCTCTGCCCTTTGTCCCGAAGGGTAAAATACTTGTTGTCACCGGCAATGATCGTCACATGCTTTTGGTTTCCGACCCCCTTGGTAATGGGGATGCTATAGACGAACTGGACGGTGTCGCTGGTATTCCCAACGGTCACGGTGGCTTCACCCTTGATGGTACAAGAGGCCGCTCCGCTCGCCTTGACCAGATTCTTGACGATCTGCAATCCGTAGTAATCCGTCGTACCGGGCTGGTAAGGGATAAACTTGAAATGTCCCGTCTCACCGCCAAACGTGTTGGTGGAGACATTGCCCGAGAACTTGATCTCGACATCATTGAAATACCATTTCATGGAGGAAGGAACCACCAGCCCTTCCGCCACCCGCGAAGAGGTGAGAATGAAGGACAAGACGGGCTTGAGCGAAGCGAAATCCGGTGCGATGTTCGTCGGCGCGGACGCTTCGCCCATATACTCCTGATACAGATCTCCCTGGTTACACTGGATGGCAGGCATGTATACGCCGCCCTTTTGCGAAAATATGACCTGTCCGGTCGCGCTGGCCAAACTCATGACGCTCCTCCTTCCCCGGTCGTTTCCGTACTATCCGTGCCTTCGGAGCTTTCGGTGTTGTCCTCCCCCCAAGAGGCAGGTGTGAATACTTCGACGGGATGGTCCGTACCGTCTATCTCTTCTTTCGCCGCCTGCGGGGTCAGGCAGACGCCGCCCGCTTCCTTGGCCCTGTCAAATACCGTGTCGCCGGGGAAACGTGCCACGTCCGCCTGCCACAATAATACATTGCCATCCGCTGTCCTGTTGCGGATATCGGTCAGATGCAACCGGTCGGCAACCTCCTTCGTTACTTTAATGTAAAATGCCATAATTCTATTGTTTTTAATGTTATCCAAATTTTCTTACTACTACCGCCTTGCCCCCCTGTGTGAGCACCTTGCCGCCTTGTGTCAGCGCCACGTAAGGGCCTCTGTCCTCCACCTCCAGCTTTAACATCATGCCGTTGCTGAAAGGTATCCTGGGAGAGTATCCGTCGGCAACCTTGGCATATCCGGCATCTCCGCTCTTCTTGACGTACCAGTGGCAGTTAAACATGGCGGATGGATTCGGGATAACCCCCATGGTATCCCGAATGACGGGTCTGGGAAAGATGGCGTAAGTCCCATCCGGAACACCCGTAGGTACGCCCTCCCAGTCGGCTTCAATCTTCGGAATCCTGCGGCGTATCACCGTAGAGACTGCCGGGTCCGATGTGCCCGGGGTTGATGCCGGAGTCCCGGAAGCCGCATAGGTGGCCTTGCAGACAATCGTGATGTCATCACCTATATAATTGCGGTCAATCTTATATACATTCTTGTTCAGTGATACAAACTCCCAGTCGTTGTCACCCGCTCCTGTGGTTATCGCCTCCAGCGCTCCCGTAGACAACAGACGGTACCAGAAGAACTTGCATTTGCCCGTAGCCGTCACGTCCGTGTCGCCTACCATCAGTTTAGCCGTGATGGTCTGTGCGGTGATGTCACGCACCGGGTTCCAGTCCAGCGTGGACGGGCTGTCTATCGTCAATACGGGGATCGCATCCGTACCGTCAACCGCGCGGACAAGACAGCTCATCTGAAAAGTAAACAGCTGTCCGGTACGTGTGTCGGCATATTCCGCGTAAAACTCCAGCGTGACGGGTTTTAGGACGGTGACATTTTTTTTCATTGTGATCTGTCCCTTGCTGTCACCGGACTCCGTAATGCTGTAGCCTGTGTTTGTCGATGTGATAAGTGTGCGTGTGGTTCCGATGCGCTCGTACCACTTCATGTTGGTCAGCCTGGAGTTGACCGCCCCGATTTTAGTCACCGCTTCCGGATCGGTGGCGTTGCACCGCGGAAACAGGACCAGCGGTGTCAGCGTATAGTCCGGAGTGTATTCAGCTTTGTCAGCCTGGTAGACCTGCATGTCCGGCACGCTGCCCACCACCTCGATGTTACAACTGGTTTGTAACAGCCGGTAGTTGATTTCTATTTTTCGTTGCTTTGTTGCCATTGTATAAAACCATTTTAAAATGTTACAAAATTCTCCGCCACTTCAAACTGCTGCCCGTCACGCAATAACGCCTGTGCTTTAAACGTACACACCCGCATGTTGGTATAATTCGGTCCGAGATCATCTATCGTCAGAGGAAGATTTTTCCCGGCGCCGGCACGCTTCACCGCCCATGCGTTATCTTCTGATACATTCCCGGTATCACGCGTCCAGCTCACATCAGCGTCAAGTATATGATCTGTCACGTCACGGTTGTACAGCTTGCCGGTAATATATAACGTTGTGGAAAAAGTCTCGATATCAAAATACCACCCCTTTGTGCTGCCGATCTCTATCGTAAATTCCGGGTTCCCTTCCAGCATCGCCCATCCGGCCGCCGCATATTGCGGTTCGTCGGCTGTTCCCGTCATCAGGCACTTCCATTTGCAGCCGTAGTGCCAAACCGTGTCCGCCCGCTCCTGCGTATTGGTGTAAGGATTGTCAGAGGACGCGACTTCGGCCGACCAAAAGCCACGGTCCACCAGTTCCTGTACGGGCAGTCCCTGCCAGTCCACCCGGTAAAGTTCACCGAAGATGCCGGCACGGGCGAATATGTACGAGTGCTTATAGTTGACGGGGAGATTGTCAAACAAATCCAAATTGGGCAAACGCCCCAATATCATGTAATAGTTGTTCTGTTCCAAGACAGGCTTCGTTACTCCTTCCAGCCAGACAAGACATTTATCCGTGGTGGCGGACAAATACCAGTAGCTTTGCCTGTCCTCATTGAAGGCGTTTCCTCTTCTGGTAATGATCGTCAACTCTGTGGGAGGATAGTTTTTACCGCCCGGCACCTCACTGTCCGGGTATGACAACACCGAGATGGAGTTGGCCGGGACATTCTTGGACAGCACGCGCATCCACGAGGCGTAATACTCCCCCGTTGAAAAGAGGTTGTTTACAATCCCGTACACTATATCACCCTCCTGGAATGCGGTGAAGTCATTCTCCCAGCGCTTGCGCAATTTCAGGGTATAAGTTCCGTCGCTCTCTAAAGCCACGGACTCAATGACTCCGTTCTCGGAATATGAGGTGTCGCCTTCCTGTGCGTTCAGACGGTTATAGATGATTTCCTTGAACACTGCGGAGCCGCGTACCTCAAGACGCTCGAACTGACCGCGCCCGTCAGGATAGATACCGGCACCTTTACCGGCAATCATGGAGTCGATGAACTTGCCGAACTTCAATAAGAAATTTGTTCCGTCCGCTTGATCCTTACGAAGGAACATTACTAAGGAGCGCAATGCGGAATACACGTTACTATCCGTGGCCGGTGTAGAGTCATTCCTTCTTATCACATACACACCGCTGTCACCATCGCCCGTATAGGTCTGTCCCTTTAGGGTAAGGCTCTCAACCTTTTCCTCCAGCTCCCCGATACGAGAATAGGCGGCGGTTTCCCCGACAGTATATATAGGGGAATCATAAGCTAAATCAAGATTGAATTCAAATCCGATAACCCTTGACTGTCTTCCGTTCTCGAAATAAGCCTTGTTGATAAGGTTGACCTTTTGACCGATGCTATAGAAATTATGAACGCCATCCTCACGGTATGCGTCATTTGACATCATCGTGCAGCCATAGGTACTCGGGTCTATCTTGGATTTGGCAGCGTACTTTTCAGTCTTTTCCTTCAACTCCTGCTCGGCGGCACCCACAAGCCCCAGCTCGGTTATTTTCGTACTGTCCCAGCCGGAAAGCACATATTCATCTCCATCCTGGGGAAAGAGCACATCACCGGGAAGCGGTCTGCCATAGTCCTCATTCCTGACTATCTCCCAAAGCTGTGCCTCAGGGTTCCATCCGCCATCCTCCAATTTCTCCGGCTTTCCCTCAGGATTGAACTTCACGGCAAACTCCAAACCGTTGAGAAGCCCGGATGCGAAACGTATCCTCAGCTCCTGACCGGGGAGGATATATTTCTCGGAAAAGTTAACACCCGTGTCCCTAAAGCGGTAGGCATTCCATTTTTCCTCGGTGGTTGTGCCGTCCTCATTCTCCACCTTGTCCGTCACTTCGATAGTGGTGACATCCGACATGATGCCCGTTCTTCGGGGATAGACTTCATCGAAGATAACCACCTGCTCGACGGCTTCCTCGGTAGTCATATCAGGATAAGCGTCAATGTAAGGAGTGCCTTCGGGAAGCATCAGCCTGCGCTGCACCACGCCGTTCACAACCACGGTCTCGTCAATGGGGCGGTAGTCTGCCGGTATGTTACGGGTGGAACCAAAAGCGTAGATACGGGTGGCATAGGTGGACTGGGATTCTGACTGTGACATTTCCTGCACGTTTTTCCCGATCTCGAAATCCACCGCGTCACCGGACTCACAACGCCCGAAATGGATGATGTTTTCAGTCACCCAACATTCGCAATCCCATTTCTTCGCCATCTCAAAACAAGCGTCAAGGATGTTGATGTTGTCGTAACTCATCAACTGGGACTTGTTTTCGACTGTGGAATCAATGGAGAAAACAAAATCTTGTCCTTTATACGCATAACCAAGAGCTTTCAGATTTCTAAGGACTATACCGACTTGTACGTCAAGCGGAGCGGTCAGGTTCCAGGACGCTTCCTGTCCGGCCGTCTCCGGGGTATATTTGAAGATTTTGTTTTTCCATTTCCAGTAGTAGGCGTCAAGTCTTAATTCGTAATCGTAGCCGGCGGTATTGGTGTTGAATGCGGGCTTCTGCAAGTCGCACACCTCGAACAATCCGAAGTTACATTCCACGTATGAGCCAAGTTTGAAATATATGGGATTCTCTAAGGAGAACTTTAACATGATGTAGTCCTCCTTCATCAGAGTGAACTTACGCTTGCAGCCTTCATTGATCAAAGTTGTAAGCTGGATAGCACCGGATATGTCTTTGATGTCGATTTGTTCCATGTCTTCAAAGTTCGGGGATAAAAAAAAGAGTGCCCAATTTTGAGCACTCACATACACGACAATAAAACCAATGTCGTGAATTAGCTTCTGTTTGCCGGATTGGGCTCGTTAAACTTGGCTGAAATTTTTCCAAAAGTTCGGTCTAAACTCTGTGCGTAAGCAACGCTTTTCCCAAGATAAATCAGATGATAAATCTCATTACTGTTAGCCGGAACTTGAATATCAACCACACCTTTATACAGCTCATCAAAGAAAGCTTTCTTCTTTGCTTGATAGTCAGACTGAGAATTACCCTCGATAGTGAACGAAAGAGTTATTTCCCTCTCATCGACTTTAGGATTATTGATTATTACCCGTTTCCCATGTTCAAGTCGGCTTTTGTTCTCAATAAAATCCTTCATGGGAGCGGATGCCCCAATAACATCAAGAAACCCCTCTCCCATTCTCACACCCCATGTTGTATAAGCGTTTTCGCCATTAATTAATAATTCATTCATAAACTATAATTTTGCTGTATTCTTTTTAACCTCTGCTATATCTCTTTGCATCTGTTGAATAGGTTTGACGATTGCCCCTGTATTTTCTGAAATCTGTACCAATTCAAGATAGGATTGCGCTATCAAATCCCGCGTATCATCAGCAATATTTCTTGTTTCCGTATTTATGGAAAGTAGAGCATCTGCTTTTACTGTTAGTAAATTAAGCGATTGAGATTGAATGATATTTTGATTCTTTATCTCTTCTCCTGCAATCTGCAATGCTGTAAACCTACCGTTCAACTCTTCGCCAGTATCTTGACTCATTACCTGAAAACCTTTGGATGAAGCTGACTGGGATGTTGATTCTTGCGAAATCTTGTCATATCCGGTTGCTGCGGCAAGCTCGTCACGGAGCTTCATGGCTTCGTCCACATAACCCATGTATTCATCCATCAGCTCCTTACGCTCATTATTGTCAAGCGTACCATCATCCTTCATGGCTTCACCGAATTTATCATACCATGTCCTCAGTTTGTCACTAAACTGTTCACCGATGGCATTTGACAGCATCGCCTGCATGAAATATTTGGATATGTCATTAGCAAAATCCTCCGCACTCTTCTCCATATCCATCAGACTGCTTATAAAACTGTCATACATGGAATCGAATGACATTCCGATCAGGCCCTCATAAAGACTGTCGGTCAGTTCTTCCAGTTTTCCTGCCTGCTCTATATAATCATCCAGCTTGTCGGTAACACGCTCACCGTAACCTCCCTTACCGGAAGATTCCATGATATCCCATAACCATACGTCCGACCGTAGAGCCTTCATCTGTTCGGGGGTCAGATTCCACAAGGAATCGGTGCCGGAGAAATCCTGCATGCCGGTAGCTTTTCTTGCGTGTTCCAGCATTTCATCCGTCCATTTCAGATAATGCTGCCAGCTGCCGTGGCTCTTATGATATCCGGCTTGCTCCTTTGCTATTTGCAGATAGTTTTTATTGACTTCCTCCTGATACTTTACAGCTTCCCTGTAAGATTCAACCGATTTCATTCCCTTGCTTGCCTTCATCTCGTCAGTCAGATCCTCGATGGCCGTTTGCAAAGTTTCATTCCTGTCCGTCAGCCTGTCTATCGTTTCCTGTACTTCCTTGGCGTTTCCACCTATTCCAAACAGGGAGTTGAAGCCTCCGAATGAGATTGCGTTCAGGATGTTTCCTATGCCGTTCCTCAATGACTTGCCGATTGTGACAAACAAATCCCCTGACAAGACATCACCGATAATTCCACTGACAGCGTTCAGAACAGCATCAAGCAGACCACCGACAAGATCACTTAATCCGTCTTTGAGTACGTCAATGATGGACAGAATCCATCCGACAATGGGAACCTCCTTAAGAGATTCTGACGTTTTTCCTATGACATCCTTGAATCCGTTCACGGTTTTGATAATTCCGCTATATGCGTTATACAATCCACCGGATGAAATCTGCTGCAAGCCTCCCAACAAATTTTCCATGCTTGCTTTCAGTCTGGTGGCGGTATCAGTCACATTACGCTGGGCCTGATTGGCGATATCAGTCTGTGTCTTCACATTGGCGGATGCAATGTCAGCATTCTGCCGTGCTGTTTCAAGAGCGTTTGCTGCGGCTTGTTTCTCACTTTCCGTTCCGCCCTTCTGCGCTTTGGTGTAATCATCCTGTGATTTCTTTAGTCTTTCCAAAGCAGCTGTTTCAATCCCTATGGCACTGATACGATTCTGTTCTGCTATTTGATAGGCTTTTACATCCTCTCCAAGTTTCTTGAAGTTGACTCCACTTGTACCACCCAAAGACTTTTCCATCTGGCTGATGGCGTCAATCAATGATTTCTGGCTTGCCTGATCGGAGTTCTTGAACTTGTCAGTCCGTACATATTTTTTCGCTTCGTCCAAGGCGGGCTTTATCATGTCGGAAAACATGGAACCAAACTCACCGAACACAGTAACCCAATCTATATTGGCTTTTATGGCTTCTGTTTCCTTGTTCTGTATGGCAACATCACGTTGTTTCTCCAGTAACTTTACTTGTGCACTATTAACACCGTTTTCTTCCTGTGCTTTCCTTATTTTTTCCGCATACTCTTGGGCGATAGCCAATTTCTGCTGCTGGAACGTGCCATATTCTTTCAAGTAGTCGTTCAAAGCCTGTTGTTCGGCTTTCAGCTGTCCTTCAGTTACATCGGAAATATCTTTATCTCTCATACTTTCGGCATTGGTATAAGCTTCTGAAATTTTCTGTGCCTGCTTGTCGGTCAGCTTACCGTTACCGGCTTTGCTCCATTCTTCCTCCTGTTTTCTTATCGCATCAATCTGTTTCTGATAATCAAGGTCAATCTGTTTCAACTTCTTTTCCGTGCCTTCTCTCATCAGGTTGATTTCATCCTGTTGGTTCTGACGGTGAAGAGACAAGAGTTCTTCGGCAAGTTGTTCAGAGAGTTGCTCTTGCTGTTTCAATAATTTCTCTGCTTCTTCTTGACGTCTTTTCCTTTCTTCTTCACCAATCTTTGAAGAATCTTCATTCGGGTTGAATATCAAATCATTAACATCTATGTTTTGTGCTAATTCATTTTGAGATTTATTTAGCTCGTATATTTCACGTCTAAGTTTAGCAATGCCTTCATCTATTTCTTCGACCTTACCCAAAGCTGCACCAACCTTCATTTGTTGACCTGCATACATATCGGGATTCGCCTCTCTGTCTATTTTATTTCTTAATTCAATCTGTTTGTCAAGTTTTAGTTGTGCATTTTCCCTTTTAGCATATTCTTCTGTTATTTTAGCCTCATTTTCCAATATTTTTTTAGCATTCTCTGTCATTTTATCCTGTGCAGCCCTCGCACGTGCAGATGCAATAATCGAAGAAGTAAGTCTTGCATAAGCGTCAGCTGCCTTTCCCGTTAGAATTTCTTCTTCTGAAAGATTTTTGAAGAAATCAGGATATGATTTTTGTAGCTCATCAACAGCTTTTTTTCTTTCACGAATAGGCTTTGAAGCATTTTGAGTAGCTTTATATAATAATTCCAACTTTGTTATTTCGGATTGAGCATTTTGAACTCCTTTTAATTGAACGTCATTTAGTTGTTGTTGAATATCAACAAGAGGTTTCATGACATTCTTAGCATTAAACAGCCCTGCAACCCAATCCACCACCTTATCGCCATAAAGAGTAAGCAGTGTAATACCAACCGTTAATACAGTCTGCCAGCTAAACAAAGACGATACCACTTGCTTCCATACTGGAATCGCCGACTGCCCCGACTCCTTCAATAGTTTATATTCAGTTCTCGCCCGTTTAATCTCATCTGCTAAAATTGGAATATTATTCGATATAGCAGAGAAAAAAACTTTTGGACCGTAAGCCAAAGAAGGAAGTTCGCGTCCTACTTGCTGAATAGACATACTAAGCCCATTCCACTGCTTACCATAATTACCTACATTACGTTGATGATTGCCAATAGTGGTATCAAGTTCCTTTATTTTTGTATCCGCTTGTTGAATAGACGCAAGCAATTCTTTACCAAAAGGAGAATTGCGCTCTTCTTCTGTCAATTCGCGATAAGCTATCCTCATTCTTGATAAAGACTGGGATAACCCGTTCATGGAAGTAGCGGCTACATTATCAAGTTTGGCATTATTGTTCAATGCTTGTCTCACTTCTGACAAAGCAGTTTTATGTGTCAATAATGAATTGTTTAACTGTTCAAGCCGTTTTTGTTGAGCAGAAGACAAGGAAGAATAATCACCTTGTGACTTGTTGATTTTCTTAATCTCAGCATTAATCAAACGGATAGCGTTCATTTCATCTATCATTCTCTTGACATTCTCTTCTCTTGTGCCAAGAATACCGTTTATCTCGGTTCTTAGGTCATCATAAGCCTTTGCTTGCGCCCGAACACTTTCCGTTTCAGCCGTATTTGTTTGCCTTGCAGCATCTCCATTCTGTGCCGGATCAGCCGTAGGTTTAGATACAACCTCTTGTGCTTTGACAATCTTTTCGGTTGCTTTATTGATTCGACTGACAGAAAGCATAATCTTTCCTTCCGCTGCCGCAATCTTATCCACCAATGCATCGTATTGCCCCAAAAGGGAGGTTAACTGTGATTGCAAACCTTTAGCTATATCAATATCGACCTTAATATTAATACCCATCAATGCTTTTTTGACATTTTCTATCTCGTTCTTCAGTTTGCGCAACTTCTGAACATCACTGTCTACATTTGAAATAATGCCTGCCATATCTATAATTTTTTTTCTATTTGTCTACCTGCATACAAGATACCATTAGTCATAATAACTTCAAATCCTTTACTTTCGACATAGCTTGCATAAGGCTGACCGTTAGCCAAATAAAGCCCATCCTTTGATTTTTCGGAATAAATCAGAAGATTCTCTGTATTTCTTACCGCTTCGGAATGAGAACCGTCTGATTCCACCCACATATCTACTATTTTCCCATTACGGACAACACATCCCCCATTTGCATTATTCAAGTTGCCAGTCCTATTTTCATAAGTCTTGTTAATCTTCGCATTTCGGGTGGCGTCTCTCCCTATTTGAGAAAGGGTATTATAATATCTATCGTCTACACTTTCAAGTAACTCATCTAATCCAGATGTATCTCCTCTAAACTCCATTATTTTTTCATTTGTGCTAAATTCGACAAATACAAGTTATCCAGCAATATTTCAAGTATTTGATATGCGACAACGGAATAATTGTCGTGAAATAATTGGAAATGATTGATTTTTGAGATATTTTTGCAAACGTTTAAGTTAATAAATGTACTGTCATGAAAAATACACTGCTTCTGATATTGTCAATATTTGCTTTTTCAAGTTGCAATAAGTCATATAAATATGTGGAAACGGTTAAAGAAAAGTCATTATTCAGCAACTCTTACAATGAGAAGGAGGAGGAACCTAAGACGATAAGCTCAAAGAATGATTCCCTTGCGTATTTAGAAGCATATCAAAAATTTTGCATTTCTCAAAAAGTTTATAAAGATATGACTAATCAAGGAATAGAGTTTGTTAATATTCCGATAAAATTCTCACTGTACAACTCAAACGGTGAAAAAGTAAATCCGTATATAAACCAATCAACCCTTGACAATATAAAAAATAATGTTATGTCTTTAGATGATAACATTGGAAAAACAATATCGGACATAAAAAAAGAAAAACAAAATCCTATTGATTCTATAACAGTAAAAAAAATATCCTCTTTATTTACATTTAACAAGGACGAATTTGACCCACGTGAACTAACATGGATTAAACCAAAATCTGCTCCCCAATATACCAACCAGAATGGAATATATTGTTATTTTATGAAAGATATTGATGGGGTATCAAACTTTAGACTCAGAATACAATATTATTCTGACGATTGGTTATTCATTCGCAAATATCAATTTTCTATTGACAATAAAGCTTATGAATTTATCCCCAATAATGTAGAAACTGATTCAGGTAATGGAGGATATATATGGGAATGGTGTGATGAAAATATCCATTCCAATAATGACATTGAATTAATAAAGGCACTTTCTAATGCTAAAACTGCAAAAATAAAATTTATTGGAAGGCAATATCACGATATAAAAACCATATCACAAAAACAGATTAAAGGAATAAAAGATGCCGTAAACTTATATCTCGCAATGGGAGGGAGTTTGTAATATTCATATTAAGCGCACCCCAACCTAATGAGGTGCGCATTATTATTTAAGCAGCATCTTTACCTAAGAACTTTTCTACGAAGTAAATTTGCCCCTTACCAGTCA